CGATATAGATAATTCATCTGTTTCCTTTGCATCTGCTTCAACTTTTGCTATTGCAATTTCACATTTTTCAGCGACTTCAATATCAAATATATCTATATCTTCTAATTCTACATTGTTAATTTTCATTTAGACTCCTCCTAAACCGTTACTGTTTCTGTAAATGTCTGTGTAGTTGTAGCAAATGTTCCCAATATGATATCTCCATTACCTAATAAATTTCCTTCCGCAGTCATTTCACCGTCTTCATCACCAAAATCTGAAACCTCAATTGCTACTTTAATCATCCTAGCTTCAAATACGTTTGGTGTTGCTTCAGTTGCTAATTTATCTAGATCAACCATCACATATCTTGTTTCTGCATCTGTGCCAGTTAATTGCTTTTCTCCAATATTACGAATATAGTCTATGACTTCCTGATCTTTAATTTGATCAGTTGTAAAAGCGGTTGACCACTCATACCCTGTAACGCTTTGTGTCGAAGACTTATCATTTATATACCTTTTAGACGTAGTCTGTGCGGATGGAGATTCATTTAATTCTGTAAATCCAGCACCCATTAAAACAAATGCAGGTGTTTCTCCTACCTCTAAATAATTTGCTAACATTCTTCTTTGTCTTACTGCCATGGTTAAATTCCTCCCTGTTTTTTATAATATTTTAATCTCATTTGAATTTGGTACTGTGCTGTCGTTTCACTAACCGCAAATGCATATCCAGTACTAGTAACTTTAATTTCTCTACCCTCTAAATTTGAAGCAAGTATAGGAAATACTCTATTATCATTTTTAGTTTCAATTTCATCTGCAAACTTTTCATAAAATCCTGAGTTATCTATATTTTGTAGTACATCTGCTCCGTAGGGCTCCCTACTTGTAAATATAAAGGCATACTGTCTAATACTATCCCCATTTACATATCGCTTTAAAATAGGTACTATAGGCATTTCCTCAATAGAATATGCATCAACATTAGAATCTAAATAATTTACATTTACTTTAATCGCATTATTAAACATTTCTAAACAATCCATATTTCTTATAAAATCTCTTATACTTTCTATAATCATCGTCTATGACCTCCACAAAAGTTAGATATAGTTTGTAGGAGTGCATCTCCATTATCAATCCAACAACGTTTGTCCCATAATTTCCCGCGTTTCCCGCCAGCTAATTCACCTTGTTTACCCCTACCCTGATTATTATAATATTGTACTTTTGCATATGGAGCTGAATATTTAATTCTAGAAGTTTCTATAGTTATCATCATATCTTTAAGTCTTCCAGTATTAAATGGCACATAATTATTAAAAGCTTTGGCACACTGTTTTGTAAAAAGCACTTGTGCTTCTCCGTTATTTTTTAATTTTCTTCTTGCCATAATTATAGCAGTTGAACTCATTATTATTCGTATATTCCTATCCATTACTTACCCTCAATTTCAAAATGGTCCGAAAGTTCTCTTGAAGACATTATATTTACTACATGATCAAAATTCTTTTCTAAATCAGCAATAGAATAAGGCTTAATTCCCATAACTTCAAAATCAATCACGCCCTTTACAATCTTATCTGCCATAGCAAAAGTAAAATAATTTATCCTTTCGGTATCAGACAATTTTGCAAACTGTTTAGGCGATACATAATTTTCTAATTTATCAACTATGATAATTATACTATCCGCAAGTAACAAGCCAGTATTAGCAACCGTTGCATTACGCTTTCCCTGCCAATCAACATCATTAATAACGGTCCTCTGATACATGTCATAGCCAGTTGCAAAGTCATAGTATTTATTGTACAAAGTTATGCTACTATTTTTAAAAAGCACCATTTAAATCACCCCATTAACCTAACAAACGGTAATGGCAATAACATTTTCACATTATCCGTTACCGTCCAGGCTTCAATATTACTTTCAAAAGTTATACTTTGTACACCATCACTTTTAGATTTGATACCCATAGTTTTAATAGCTTTAATGGCAATAGAATTTTCTACTAATTCATCTATTGCAAGCTCAAACTCTTTCATCATATATTCGTCTGAATATTTTAAATTAGATCCTACATTTAAATAATTTTTGATTGTTAATATTGCTTTCCTTTGGTCCTTACTAAGTTCCATAAATACCTCCCTCTATATAAAATAAAAGGAGGAAATTAATCCTCCTTAGTATTAAAGTGTTATTGTTGCAATTCCGACTTCCTCTGCGTGTGGGAAACTTGGCATTGCTGTTGCAGCCACTTTGGTAAACTCTCCAACTGGATCAATGCTTGTATAAGTTCCTGCAAAAATATTTCCTACCATTGAAGCTTGCTCCATCTTGCCATCACCTATTAACTTAACTTCTTCAGCGGTTAATCCGTAGATTGTTTCACCTAAAGTAGAATCACCAAACATAGATATAATGTTTTCAGGGAAGTATCTTACTGTTGAAAAACCGTCTGCAGTTTCAATTTTATATTTACCTTCATAAACTAATATGATTGGTAGATCTGATTGAATTAATAGATCGTTCAATAGTGCTAAAGTAACTAACTTATCAGAGTTAACACCAAATACCGCTTTTTTGATTGATGTATTGGCACATATAGCTTTTACAACTTTTCTTGAAGTTAATGCTCTAGTTGGTCTAGTACCGCATTCTGTTTCAACTGCTGTTGCTAGAGTATCTAAATCAATAAGAGGTGTAGATCCTGCAGCTACCCAACTAAAAGGTAATTGATTACCAGTAGGCACTGAATAATCTATAGTTACCTTTACACCATTTTCCTCGATTTTAACCTTTCCAGTAGATAAAATTTCCATTCTCATAGCTTCAACTCTTACCTTTATAGACTCTACTAATTTTTCAGAGTCATTATAAAGTTGTGATAACACAAATGCTAGCTCAGCATCATTCCTAGGATTTTGTATTTTAATTAGTTCCTTTTCTGTGATCTTAATTTGTCTTTTGATAAGAGATAAACTTTGAACACCTTTTTCAATAGCTTCTCTACTTGCAAGCATTGTCTTGGTATCAAAAGCATGTACACTAGCACTTACTGGTAAACCGCCTCTACCTAAAATCATATCAAACTCTATATCTTGTATTTTTCTTTCAGGAAATAGACTTTCTCCTAACATTGGGATAACTACTGCCTCTTTAAAATAATTTATTAATTCATTTGTGTTAAATACTTCTTCAATTCTTGGCATTATTAATTCCTCCTTTTATTATCTAAATTTAACTTCTGGTAATGCTTCTTTTATCAAAACTATTGCAGCAGCTGCAATTCCAGCTAATACTCTATCAGCTCTTAAATAACCCTCTACAATTAATGAACCTGCGTCATCACCATTTGTAACTTCTACTGTTTGGTACAATACTCCAACTGGTGTACTTGTTAACGTCTCAGCACCTGCTGTACCTGCAACTTCAACTACGGCTCCAGTAGCATCTATAAAGCTACCACTTAAAATATATTTTTTCCCATTTTCATCAGCCACAGCATCACCTTGTAAAACTGTTCCGCTAAATGAAACTAAATTAGCGTTTGAATATAATATTTCTAAATCAGTGTTAAAAACTTGTCTTTTAAACATTTAATATTCCTCCCTTTATTTTTCTTTGCCCCAAGGATTGCTTACTGCAACCTTTGTGCTATTATTTTTTTGAGCCATTGATGCACCAATACTAGTTTTAACCCCCTCTTTATCGGTTCCGCCAGGAACATAAGAACTGGATTTAAGTCTTTCATTCATGCTCGTTTCAAGCCCTTTTGACCAATCTACCGCCAATACATCTAAATTAGCTTTTGTGGTGTCTAAATCTTCACCTAAAAACTTATCAATGAATCCTGCTGGCAATTTTTTTTCTGCAGCATACTTCATTGCTTCACTAAGTAAATCTTTTCTGCCATTTGAAGCTTTTTCTTTTTCAAGCTCTTTTCTCATTTCCGCTAATTCTTTTTTAACAGGATCAGTAACTAATTCCGGATACTTTGCTGTTATAAATGGCTCAAGTTCCTTTTCTAAATTATTTTCTTTCCAAGTTGTCAATGCTTTATTATGATACTTATCATTTTCACTCTCGATGTAAGCCTTAAATTCCTTATCTGTTTTTAACTTTGTTTTAAAGATATCTAGTGTAGGCTCTGCACCTTTGAATTGTGTTTCAATATCCGATCCGGTTAAAAGTGAATTAATGTTTTGCGTATCCGTAGCACTCTCAATTAATTTTAATAACGCTGATTTTATCATATATCTTCTCCTATCCCCTAGACTACATGAGCTACCCTAGGACACAAATTTTTATTCTTTTAATATAATTACACCCTTCATACACAAAATGTCCACAAAACGCGCTTAAACAGTTTAATGCCATATTAAGGGCACCATTTTATTTAACTATGGTATTAAATCCACGGCATAAAGGATGCACAACTCCTGGTGCATCAACTAAATCATATATAATCCCATTTAAGCCCTCACATTCACTGCAAGTAGCCATGTCTAAAACTTCATTCCTCGTTACCTTTTTAACATTTGTTTCTCTACAGAATCTTTTAAATGCTTCATCTTCAACACGATTGATTTCTGTTTCCACTAATCTTTTAGCATTGTAAGCATTGGTATTATAAGTTTTTTCTATATTTTTTTTAATTTGATTAACATTTACTTTTCCATTTAAAAAATCGTTAACCTGTTTATGTAGGACATTGGCAACATCTTCTTCCTTAGTCCAAACTCTACTGCTAAAATGCTTTCCTTTAAAATTGTTTTCTATAATCTTTTTAACATCTTTAAGATCCGCATTATAACTATAAAAATCAAAAGTTTTATTTATAGTAGAAGATAATATGTCCTCTATAACCTTATTTTGTGTAGCCCCTTGAGCTTGAGCATACTTTATAACCATCTTAGATAACCTATTATATTCTTTCTTTTTATCTTTTATAGAAAGCTTCATGAGGTCATTTAAAATGGTATAGGCAAGCATTATAGCTGCTAGTTGCTTTAATAATTCATCCCGATTATCCTTTTGTTCCTGATAAACCTCTTTTATCTGCTTGTCGGCTTCATTATAAAGACTTGCAATGAAATCGAGTTCTTCTTTATCAGTATAATCACTCAACAACATCACTTACTTTATTTAAATCAATTTCAGGTAATGCTTCATCCTGTTCCTTTTTAACTTTTTCAGCTTCAGCAACTTTGTTATTAATAAAACTAAATCTGCCTCTAGCAGTATCTTTAGAAATTATTCCCTCTGGTACCTGTGCTAACATTTGGGCAGTACCTAAATCATCCATTGGAATATTAGGTGTATAAAGGGCCAATATATCCTTATAATCATAATTTTTATTTTTCTTAAGGTTTAAATACATACATAAAAACATATTACGTTTTTTAACTATATCTCTGTGTGCCTTTTCTTCAAGTTCGCATTTATTTTCCAATGCAATAAGCCTGGACCTTAATGCAATCCCGCTCAAATTGCTAACCATACCCTCGTTATGATTGATATGACAACTTATTTGATACATTGTATCTACATATCTATCAAGCGTATTTTGAATAAAGGTATCATTGATATTTTTTATAAGCCAACTAGCATCCCCGCCAGTTTGTGGAAATTGAATAACTCCAAGCTCTTTCATTTCAGGAATTTTTTCTTTATCAACTTGTGCACCCTTAAATAGTAAGTAGGCATTTCTAAAATCACTTATTTCATTACCTACATCACTAAGATTGGTTTCCAGTGCATCCTGCAATCCCTTAATATCTTTATATAAGCTATCGTGATATTCTTCCAATGTTAATATTCCAACCGACACTGGAACTTTTCTGAATATGTTTGCCGTAGGTGCATCAATCTCATTAAATTTACTATCATAATGATAAATATAATTATCTGTGTATACATCAATATATTGATTAATAAAATCAAAATCATTCTTGAAAGCATGAATAAAAAATAAAACCTTACCGGAAATATCTGTATAAGCATATCCATCAGTAGGCTTTATAATTTTGCTGCAAAAATCAGCATTTTCATCGAGATAATAAACTTCATATACTTTAGTAAATATCAATAAATACTTCATTAAGTCAGTTTCATGTAATTCTGACCAGTGGGCGGTATAATAATCAATATCTTTTATGATTTCAGAATCCTTGCTTCGTGATTCGTAAGTTATATCATTCCCAACAGTATATGAAACCTCTTCTTTAATAAATTTCTTAATATAATTTGCATTTATTTTTAAATTAGATCTCTCAGTAACAAATTTATATTTTCTCATTGCATCCGTATCACCTTTATAATAACGGTACATTTTTTCATACTCAAATTTACAACCATTATAGGTGCCGTATATTTTTTTAACTAATGCCAAGTGTTCAGGATTATACATATCTAATCCAGTGCTGCCTTTTCCAAATAATTTTTTAATTAAATCACTAATTTTTATAACCCAAACCCCCTTCTATCTAAGATTTCTACATTTTTTATAACTATAATAGTTTGTACATCTATTGTGAATTGAGCAACCGCATCAATAAAATCATCATGAGCAGTAAATTTTTGGCCACTAAAATCTAATAATTGTTCAATTGGCTTTGTATCCTCTACATTGAATATTATCTGCCCCGTATTAACTGGATCAATTACAGTTGCAATCTTTTCATCTTTATTAGTTTTCTGCATTTTATTTAAGAATGTAATGTTTCTATACTTTAAATCTTCATCCAAAGCAATTAGTTCCTGTAGTTTTAATACATCAGTTCCCATATATAAGTTTTTTTCTATAGAAACATGAGTTATATCTTTATATTGTTTAATTAATTCAATGATTTTTTTACATAAATCAGTAAAACTCAATTTAACTAATAAACCTTTTCTGATATATGTAAAGCCGTTAGCCTCACAAATTGATCCAACTAACATTGAGCTATAATCACTCTTGTCATTTACTGAACTCGCAGGATCACACTGCAGCATAGTTTTATCAAATACATGTTCCTCAATATCTTTTACACTTTGAGTCCTAACACTTTTAAACCACTTATTCCCTACATTTTGACAATCACACATTAACTCTTGCATAAATGCAGTTCTTTTACTAAAGAATTTTTGGGCTAACTTATCGCATTCATATTTCTCCCAAATGGTAGGGAATATCATTTCTGGCTTATATTTTGTGTAATATTCTTTTAACATTATATCCTTATCTTCTTTATCAATTTTGTCATTGAATAATAAAGTTTTATAATGCTGCCAGTATACATTATTATCAAAATATTTGTCTACATCAAAATCTACAACTCTTCTGTGGAATACTTTGAAAGTTGCATCCTTAGAAACTGTATTTATAAAATCAGTAGAACTGAGAGGAGTTCCAATTACTAAAAATTTACTCGCTGATTTAATTTTAATGCCATTACGAATAACCTCTGTATCCCCAACCTCGGCAATTTCCTTGTCAAACTTATTTAGTACTTTTTCTTTTGCACCCTCATTTAAAACATCATCCTCACTGAGTACATCATCTAAAATTATACAAGCTGGACGGACTATTCCATTCACTGATCCATAAGTAGTACCACGAACCGAACTTCCCCAAGAGAATGCCTGAATCTTAGTATTATTAGTAAGTTCTAATTCTTGCTTATTTACAGTGCGGTCACGCTTATCAAAGAACTTTCCAAATGCCTTAACAATATAAGGATTCTCTAGCATCTTTTTAGTATCAGCTATAAATTGCACCGCATCATTTTCCTTATTACCTATTACAATTGTATAACCGCTCTTATCATAAGCGTGTAACCAACATGAGAGAGCTTTATTTATTATAGTTGACTTAGAACATCCACGGGGTAAGATAAATTCTTCTTTATCCCATAAATCGTCTATAAACATCTTTTGTAGCTCATGCCATATTTCTAAATGTACTGGGGCTAGATTTCTAGTAGTATTATTTATTTTAGGCACAAAAGTATCTTGCAGAAAGTACAGACAGAAGAATTCAAAATCTCTTTTTCCTACACTCCATGCAAGACCTTGAAAATCAAATAAATGCTTGTTATGTTTTCTCATTAACTCAGCTGCTTTTTCACTTGGAAATATTTTTTTTAGGTGAGTATATAATAATTTTCTATTCTGTTTTGATTCATCCAACGTGTGCTCACCTCACAATTAATTATCTTCTTTGCTGCATTCTGCTTTTAACTCTGTTATAACTTGTATGCTTCATACAATCATTAGCACTAAAAGAATTGTCTATTACAAAATCTAATAATTCACAGCCATGTTCCTTTTTACATTTATTTATCTGAGGACAGGTACAAACAACCTCGCCATCTTTCCACTGCGTATATAATGTTATTTTCATATACTACACCACCTAATTATTTAATAGGATTTTCTTATATTAACAAATGCTTGTATGGCACCCTGAATATCATTTGTCATTTTTTCAATATGTTCAGGAGTACTCATTTCATCAAGAGTTTCTTTGAATGCTTGTTTGATTTCTGGATTCTTAGCAAATATCTTTCTTAAGTTTTCTTTGGACTGCTTTAATTGTTCTTCTCTAGTAAGATCCATATCTTCGCCACCTTAAAAATATAATGTCCAGTCTATTTGAGCATTGTTAATTGGCTTGACTGGTTCTTTTCAATATAAAAAAATATTATAAAAAATTGTAGCGTCAATTGCGAAATTTTCGTCACCTTTTTAAAATAGAAGGGCACCCCTCCAGCTAACACTAATCATTCTAATTGTGAACAAACTGTTAATGTCGTGAAATAATAATTTCACGACATAATAAGATATACACAATCATAGTCATAGCCTCATTCATTCAATATACACCAACTAACAGCGACATTATTATTATATTATGTGTATTAATTGTTAACAAACTATATACAAACTATTAACACATGCTACTATCTTGCATCTGTGTAGCAACCACTACCTACACTACACCAGCATCATTACTCTTCATCAAACTCTTTAAGCTCCTGGTCCAATACATCTACTGGTACAGCATCCTTATCTTCTCTGGTATCGCTTAGTTCTATCTTAGTAGCATTGCTCATTATCTTATCAAGTAGCTTAGCTAGGGCATCAAGCCTTACCTTATCACTCGTGCCCTTAGTAGCCAGCTTCTTTAACTCTGCTACTACTGTAGGTCCATAGGAGATGACTGCCTGCCTGGTAGAGGATAAAAAGTCCTGCTCAAGCTTGCCCAGCTCAGCCTTGAACTCTTCCAATTTTATCCATTCATATACTGTATTCCTACTTACTCCTGCTTCCTTTGCTACATCAACAATTGTAAACCCTTTTGCCTTTGCTTCTACAGCTCTTATCTGCCTCTCATCTAACATTTAATCATCTCCTTTGTGGGTTACACCTAAATATAAAAAGGGCACCAGCTATACACCAGTGTCCTTTAATTCTTAATAATACTATTATACTACTTCCAATGTGATATTAGGTGATATACTTTTCAGAAATGTATTATGTTTTGCTCTGACTGTGATAGTTGCATAGCCCATATTCGCACCAATTTTTTGCCAGGTTAGCCCATTAACATATCTGTACATAAGTATTTGCCTTAAATCACTATTGTCTAAACCATAGATATACTCTGTTAGTATGTCTTTTTCTTCCACTAGCTCGCTCATTTTACGCTTTAATCTATTTCTTATCCTCTGGACTTTATGCTCATAACTTTTAATATCATATCCCTCTATTTTGATATTATGCTGTGTATAGGGAAAACTTATACTTGACCCAGTTACAGAGTCTATTGCGTACTCTGG